TCTTTATACCATACACCGTTGTAATAATAGATTAAATCACGAACACTTGTGCCAACTGACAGCATATCTAAATCACTGCCATCTGTATTCTTGAATGTTTGTGTGTCTGTTTTATGTGCGACATAATCTGTTGCTGATGTGCCTTGTTCTAGTTGAGTAACATCTAAATAATCCATTCCTGCTGTAATTCTTAAATAATAAACTCCTGCTGGAGGTGTAAAATCAATAATACTACTACCAGTTAAGCTAGATATATAATTTTTATCATAGTCATAATATGCCAATTCTCTATGTGCGTTTGTATGATAATAATAATGATATGCTGCTAATGGTATGACTGCAATATAATCTGATGTAGCTACACCTGCTAAAGTTATAAGAACTCCACTACCTAATCTTTTATCTAATGTAACCGTTGTCTTATCAAACAAATTAAGACCGACAGTAGTAATTTTAGGGTTAGTGATATAGTCTACGCCTTCAAAATATTCAGGCACGATTGCGTTCATCTGTGTTGCTGTTTTTGCTGCGAGTGGTGTGTTTGTTATGTCGGTTATCATTACATAATCAACTTCCATTACTTTTCCATTTGCTGTTGCTGCATCTGCGTATCTATGTCCTAATCTTAAATATTCTGTTGATGTTGCTGTTATAACAACTGTTTCTGTGTACCATACATTTATAGTTGGTGCTGTTTTTAACACTCCTGTTGCCGGTCTTGATATTCTTACATCATCACAATCACTATTTGTTACTCTAAATCTAACTTTAATAGAATATATATTCCCTATTGTTAATAAAGGTGTAGTTCTTCTTAAATAAGCATCAGCATTAGTCCCATCACCTGTGATTGACATAATCTCACTACTTTCAGCAATACTTGCATATAACCCAACAAAATTAGTTGTGCTATCATCAAAATTACCATTATCATTAGTTTGATTAAGCGATAAACCGTATAGTGCGATTAGTTCTGCGATGCCGTTGACTGGGGCGACTGTGCCGTTTGTTGAGTCTGTTAGTTCTTCAAATGTTAGTTGTTGGTTGAGTAATGGGTCACCGTTCATGAACCATTCTGTATTATCATAATATATTTCTGTTTTAAGAAGTTGAGTATGTTTAACAACGACATCATTATCTGTGTCATCATATTTTAAATATTTATATGTGCTTCCATTATCAAAACTAACTTGAACTGCTGTTGTCAAGTCTGTTAATGTATTAGGAAATAGTACAGTCATTTTACGATTATCAGTTAATGCGAAATTATCAACAGTAGCTTTAAATTGCCCTGATGAAACATAAGTCAATTCTACAATATGTTCTAGATTTTCCACATCTTCACTTAACGACTCATTAACGAGTAATTGATTTGCACCACGTGCTAATGTTGGAGCATCTACGCTTGTATTGATAATATCATCATCATTTAATGAACCAATACTACCTCCACTACCTGCTCCGCCTGTTGTTGTTTTAAATATTGCATCTGCATCACTTGCTAAATTAGTTCCACCTGCTCGTACAATTAAATATCCTCTAAATACTTTATTATTTAAGAATGTTTCAGGGATATCAAATTCAACTTCATTACTATCTACTGCTTGTATTGCATCTGCCATTGTATCATATACTGTTTGCCCATATAAGATAGCCATTGAACCTGCGCTTTCACTTCTATATAATCCTTGAACTGTTGCTTTATTTGGTGTTGGCGTAATTTCAACTAATGTTCCACTATCATCATCATAATAATTAGGTACTATATCTGTATTACTAAATGATAATGTGAAGTATGTTCCACCATCACGATACGCATAAACAAAAGTATCTGCGCCTGATGTATCTTTTGAACCTAATGTAATTATATTTGGAGCTAATGCGCTTGTTTCATAATTTAATCCAATTCCACTTACATCTCCACCACTTACTTTAATTGTTAAATCTGTTGAAGCAGCTTCATATACATTTCCACTTACTACTTCACTATCAGGATGTAAGTCTGCAATAGTTAATCCAAATTGATTAGCTGTGATAGGTTTAGTTACTGCTTCTAGTATTATAGTTTGTGGGTGATTAACATATCCTATTCTTGCGATACTTCTATTTTGTAATGGAGTAAACGCCGTATTTTGAGTTACAATTGTTCCACTTGAATTTATACCAACAAATGTTCTTGTTGTTGTTGTAATATTTAATGCGCTAATTGCTAACTCCCCTGCAAATGTAATATGTGTAGTATCCATGTGATCGCCATCTAATACTACATATTTAAAATAACCACTTGCTACATCAAATTTAGTTGTATCAGTATTTATTGATAATATAAACCCATTTATTATACTTGTCATACTATTATTATCAGGGACAACAAATTCTAACGCATCAGGTGTATCATTTACTCTTACTGTATAATGTTCTTTACCTGTATATGCGCTTGGCGTATCGCCTAATTCTGTAAATGTATTCATAGCTTCTAAACTATCATATACTAATTTAGCTGATGGAATTTCAGTATCTAATGGTGTACTCCACGAAGTAACTAATAACGAAGTAGCTAATTTTAAATCAAGATTATCTTTAACTAACTTCTCACTAGCATAATTTACATTAGTTGTCGGTGTACTCCATGAAGTAACTTTATTTGCGAGTAATTCTCTCAATCCTAATGCTGTCGCCATTGTTGCGGCGAAATTCTCATCATCACCTAATGCTGCGGCGAGTTCATTTAATGTATCTAATAATGCAGGCGAGCCATCTACAACCGCTGCAATTGCTGAATCTACTTCGGCTTGTGTATATAAGTCATCTAAATCTCTACCTGATGTGATAGTGATTAAATCCGTTATTACTTTCGCTGCATCTAAATCATAATTCCCTGTTAGCGTTATGAAATCAGTAATTGTTTTACTTGCTAAACTATCTACAATAGCTGTCGCAATTTCTAATGCCGTTGATACATTTACTCCTGATGAAGTTCTAGTATTCCTAGCATACTTAACATCATCTGTGGCTGTGCCATCTGTATCATAGTCTGCAATAGCCATTAACCCACCTTGTGCGCCTGTGATTGAAGCTACCTCAACTGCTAAGTCTGCTAATTCTTCAACTATATCATCTGTAATATCTCTATCTGTTGTTTCCCCACCACTAAATGAAGTCGCTTTAATTGCATCTGTATAGTAATCTGTTTCTCCTAAATTAACTTCATTTGTAATCTCATCTGTATCTGCCCAATCTGTTCCATCAAATTCCCATGAAGTATATTCGTTATTAGTTGTTTTAAGAACATTTACAAAATCACTTGCGACTGGAATAACTAAACTAATTGAACCTGCTGTTGTTGCATCTCCATAAGTAACTTTTAATTCAGCGTTAATTGTTCCATCTACTGTTGAGCCTGTTGTTGTTCCACCTAAATATGAATCAGGTGTTTGTAATGAAGTTCGTTGGAAGCTAATACGCAATCCCATATCTGCTCCACTATTATTGATTCCTGTAATACTATTTGGTACTGAATATCCCCATAGATAATAACCATCTTCTTGATACCCACTTGGGATAACCTCATCAATAGTATCTGTATCTGTTATTACTGTTCCCATATATTTTCTTTTAAGAACATCAACATTAGTCATATTCCAATATTTTTCAGCAACAAACTTTACATACATTACACTTGTTGATTCAAATGGTCCATACACATACTGAATACTAACATTATTCTCGAATGCGAAATATGGTCTACCTTGTATCTTTGTCGGTGTTACATAATCACTCGCTATCTTAATTACTTTTGCATCTTGGTTCATAAAATCACTCCTCTATAAACTATCTATATTTGTTTTTTCTTTAAGATTATTGAAATATATTTTGCTTCTATCTGTTCCATCATAATTAACATACATTATTAAACTATCATCTACTGCGAATCCAATAGCCCATGTTTTAGTGTCTGTATCTGTTACTGCTGTAACATCAATATATCTTTGCACTTTTCCTACTACTATTTGAGTTACTGTATTAACTGTCTTTGTATTATAATCTGTTATATGTGTATTCATTTCGTTATATTGTACTGTGGCATCACTAACATATATTGCTAGATTAGTGTCTTGTGCTACTGAATATTCTAAAATTAAATTGCAATACTCATTCATACGATTACATATACCAATGCCATCTTCATCACTAGCCCATAACAATTCAACATTCAATCCTAATATTTCATTTGGATCTAAATCATACTCTTTATTATTTAATTCATATAATGTTGTTGTTTGATATGTACTTAATGGATGGTCGTTTGGTGTAATTGTCATATCATTGATAAATCTAAAACTAGCAAATTCTACTCCACCACCATCATCAGTATATCTTATAGGAACTAACTCATCATTCCCTGATGTATCTAATTGATTACCTGCTAATAATGGTTCTAAGAATCCTGTAAATAAATTGATTCCGCCATCACTTGCACTTGGAAATGTTGCTACATTGATTGCCAATGCTCCTTGATTACTATCTGCGTTTATATATTGAGCTAACACAATAGGGATATTATCTGCTATATCATAATCAAATAAATTCAATAATGTTTTAAAGCCTTGTGCTGTCATACCCCCTGTTGTTGACCTTTGTGTTGTTGATAATTCAATATATTCTGTATATCTAAAATTAGCTTTTGATGTTTCTTTACCCATTGTATAAGGTTGAGGCTCTCTATTTGTTGATTGAGTTCCATCTATCGTTGCCCACTTTTGAGCCATTTCATAGAAACCCTCTATATTCGTTTCACTATACACTACATAAGATGCTCTAATAACTTGGTAATCATCTGCTGTATAATCACTTACATCCCAAATATTACCCCATGCACTATGTAATTTATGTATTAACCAATTCCCATTAGCTAATTTTCTAATTGAATCACTCATTACACCTGCATATCTTTGTAATTCTACTACTGATTCTTTTTGATTTGATAAAATCATAGCTCGTTTACTAACGCTATCATCTAACTTCTCTCTTGAAATATCAGCATCTACATATGGTTGCATAAAGAAACATAATTCATACTCATTGATATCTTGTGATACATATTCGGTCAATCCTGCACCTGTTGCTAATTCTTCTAACCATGAACGAACAAGAGCATTCATTGTGTCAACTACGCCACCTGTTGTATAATGCGTTACTGCCATATTAACAACTTTATTATCTCCCTTAGTAAAATATAATGCGTTTCTTTGGTACACATCATCTAATATAAGTGTATTAGTACCAACTTCTAACTTATCATATTGTTCTTTGCTTACTACATATTTTGTTATATCTGCAACTAATGTTCCAAGTGTTACAGTAGATAAATTCATTATTCTTACTTGATAAAACTTTCTTATTGCCATTGGTAATTGATATTCTGCATTGTCATCAGCGTAATCACCTTTACTTGCTCTTACAGTAATCCCACTATCACTTGTTGGAAACCATACACCTCTTTCTAATGGTGTTACTGTTGTTCCAAATGTTACTGTACCCTCATATACTAAATTACGCCCTTTTGTTATTAGTGTATTTCCATAATCATTAGCTTTTAAGTCAACATTACTTCCTAATAAATGTTCAACTGTGATTGCACTACCTTTTGAATTATAAAATTCATGTGTTAATGATCCTGTATCTAATAATCTAGGAGATGCCTTAATACCTTTGAATACTTTTACTATTTTTGCCCATGTATTCATTTGCTGTAATTTTAATTCTGTTGCACCAATATTTAATGCTGTTGATGTTCCTGCTGCAATACTGAATACTGCATCTTTTGCGAATGGCTCTGTATCTCTTATTATCTCTGTCATATCTTTTAATGTGTAATTATCGCCATCACTTTTAACTGTGAAAAATCTATCTGTATGAATCTCTTTTGTTAGTTTTGCGCCTTCTTCTGTTAAAGTTATTAAGTGGTCATATAATGTTTCTGTTATTTGTTTTTTTCTATCTGATTCCACAATGTACTTTCTAGTGTCACTACCAATTGTGACTTCTACTGCATCACCGAAAACATAAGATGTTGATTTAGTAGTATTTTTTAATTCAATATCACCAAAGTCAAACTTATCTGTTTTATCTACTCCTATTGTAAATCCTATTTCAGGATAAACTGCTACACTATTTATAGTAAAACTAATCATTATAATCAACCCCTGCATTGTAACCTTTAACTTGAACTCCTCGTAATTCTCTTAAATATCTATCATTTTCTTGGATTTCAAACTCATCAAATGCTTTGACAATAAGCTCTCCACCATATTTAACACCTGCAACTCCAACTCCAACCCAACCAAACGCATAAATACCAATTCCTGCTGTTACAAGTTCTGCGCCTTGTGAGATTGTTCTTTTTAAGCGTGAGTTTCCTGTTGCATCTATTACTTTATTAAATCCTGTTTTTACGGCAGGTGCAACAAATGCTGCTGCTGCCATTAGTCCTACTGTTGCTTTTGCTGTTATGCCTCTATCTTGTTGCCCACTTTGTCCTACTCCTAAACTTGTATCAGGTGATTGTGCTATACCTTGTTGCGCTTGTTTATGATTATATATTTCTGCATAAGCCATTCTATTTCTCAACCCATGTAAATAATATTTTATATACTGCTCTCTTTTTTAAAACATAACTTCCACCTGATATATACACTTCGTATTCATGTGTTATACCATCAAATATGTCTTTAATAAAGAACACAGTTGTTCTATCTAATTTACCTGATACTACTTTATAAATATCTTTATTTAATGTTGAACCATCATAATTGATTTCCATTGTACCTGATGTGTTTCTACCTATTGGTGCGTTAGTCATATTATCTGTATCTGTTATCTTATTAGATGGATTCATTGATATACCTGTTTGGATCGTTATTGTGTCCCAATCTATCGATGCGTATGCTCCACCTGTTTTTTTCATAGTAATTACATGCTCATCACAAAACTTTCCACTTACAATAGATGTAGCTTGAAATTGCATTATATATGTATGCCATACTTCCCCTGCTTGTGGTGGTGATGTAAATACCTTTTCAGGTCTTGATACTTTGAAAGCATATTTATATGTTGTTGAATCATCTGTTATTGAATGTGTTGGATTATCATAAAAGTAATCCCTTAAATTTTGCAATACTGCTAATACTGCCTCTGTTTTACTTTCAGGAAACATAAGAGCATATTGTTGTAACCAATCACTTCTATTATTTGCTTCTACAAATGCTATCTCTTTTGAGATTGTTAATGCCATTGGAATAAACTGTTCTTTGCTTATATCGTACGCATTATGTGTTGCCGTTTCAAACATCTCTGATGAATCACCAATCATAACATAATTAAAATTACCCTTTATTTTTATGCTATCTGGGTTTACTCCTGCATCATGTATTTTTTCTAATATAAAATTAAACATTGATTGTTCTAACATATTTTAGCCTCCTATGTTTCAACATCAAATCCTGATGTCGTTACATGTTCTATTGCACCTTGCTTCAATAATAAATCATTATTTCTTTTCGCTACTTCTTCATTCATTTCAGTAGAATCAAAAGGCAATCCTAAATTCTCACTCCATGTTGCTTTATTGACCATTCCTACTGTTTTTTTACTAATGAAGCCTTTATTCTTTTTTGTATATTTAGTTCCCTCTTCATTGTATCGTATATAATTTACTCTGTTATTGTTATATGCTCCTAAATCATAATAAGGTGTAACAAAGAAATCAACGCCGTTAGAGAACATATTTCCTTTATCATAAGGCATATTACCTCTAATTATATTTGCAAACTGTGTAAATTCCATTATGATACCTCAATAGTCCATTCATATATAGGTGTAGAACGATATTTATTACCACGATCTAATTTTTCTAAAGGATTAGCTTGTTGTATCATTTCTTTATTTGTATCACTTGGATTATTAACTCTTGATACTTTATCACCAATTTGAAAATCTAATTGCTCATCTGTTACTAATGTTTTTGTAGTTGTTGTTTGATATACCTTGCCACTCATAGCATCTCTATATGCTTTTATAACATTCTTAACATCACATAGAAAAGGTATGCCAATTTGATTAGTGGCATTTTCAATTTCATTTGTAGTGGATGTTTCGCTTATCGTTTGCTTGAATAAATAATATATAGATGAATTATGCTTTTTTCTCATTAGTAGCCAACTCTGTACTCATCATCTTCAATGTGTATGCTTGTTTTCCCTACTATGCGTAAGCCTTGAATATCTGCTATATCTTTAACTGTTTCAGGGACTCTTTCCCCTCCACCATCTTCATATACCATTAAATCGCCGTCATTATGATAAGCCCATTCTACCATTTCTATTAACATTTCTGTTATATAATTTACTTCATCATTTGCGTTCATAAATACCATATATTCAAATAAGTCTATTGGTCTATATTGTGGTGCGTATGAATTATTATATGGTGTTGTTGTCAACCATCTTTTTAATGTTCTTCCATGTTTCTTAAATCTACCTTGTGCATCGTTCCAATGTGTAAATGTATATCCTGTTAATAATTTTGCTCCAACTAATGTTAAGTAATAAAATCTGCCATCTGTATCATACTTTAACTTCTCGTTTTCTACTAACATACTATCAACTCCTATTAAGAATAAAGCCCTACATACATTATATACATAGGGCTATGTTTTATTTATTTTATACTGTTGTATATACTCCTTGATTAAGTTGAATCAATGTTGCTCTTACTGCTCCACAATTATATGCTATTCTACCTTGTACTGCACTATCTCCAATAAATGAGTTATATAGTGGCATAATAGATGGATCGACTTTCCAATTATAACCGAAACCAAATCCTCTTTTTTGTAATGCAATATAATTTGTTCCTGATGGTAGTAAAGTTGTAACATATACATCAAATCCTGCTACTTTACCAATCCATCCATCTTGTAACAATCTATCCCCACGATCAGTATTTAATACTAACCCTGAATCTGGGCTTAATAATTCTTGTTCTACTCTAGTACTGATAATTAAACTTCTATCTTTACGAGGTGCTTTCGCATCATTTAATGCTTTAGATGCTGCTAAAATGTCTGTATAAGCATTTGCTGCTAATGGTGCTACTGCTTGAACTGTCATACTCGTACAACCTGTTCCATCACCAATACATTTAAATACTTCATCTACAATTGCTGTATCTGCATTTGTTCCTGCTAATGTTGTTGCCGCTCCTGCTGCGTTTGCTACTTTAACAATATACCAAGTTCCAATTACAAATGAACCTGCTGATACTACTGCGTTAGTTACTAAATCAGTTCCTCCAGCCTCCATAATAACTAAAGATGCTGTGTCTACTGATTCACCAAAAGCCGATACTCCTGATGTTAATCTTTTAACAGCATAATCCATTGGTGCTGTTTCTACTGTGAATCCATCTAATACTTCATTAACTGCCTTTTCAACACCATTTGCTAATTCAACATAAGCTGATGTATCATCATCAGGCGCTAATCCTGTTCCGGGTACATAATCGCCAACTGTTGTTAATGAGTGAACTAATACTTTAACTGTTGTAAATCCCGGTGTTCCCTCAATATCTAAATTAGATACTGCTCTAATAATTGATTCTTGTGCTAGTACATCTTCACTAATGTCACTATACCCTGTTACTTTTCTTGGTAAAATATAACTTGCTGTTCCGTGTTCGTTTGTTAAAATACTCCATAAATATATTAATAGTTTTTTCATAGTTTTTCTCCTTATTTTTTATACTTTGCCCTCTTTCTTAAGTCTTTGATATATCTCATATCCATCTTCTTCGCCTGATTGTACGATTTTTTGTTTTACAAATCTAGGATCTCCAAATCGTTTTGGAGTTTCTATTACATTGGCTTCTTGATATGAGGTTACTACATCTGAAAAGGGCAATTCCTCTGTTACTTCTTTATTAAATTTAGTTCGTAAAAACTCAACATGATCTTTATCAGTTACATCAAATGTCGTTATCTTTAATTCTTTAATCAATGCTGTTTCATTTGTTGCTTTAGCTTCGGTTTCTAATTGTGTTCTATTAGCAACTTCGGTATCATACAATCCTGTTTTTTCTTCAAGTTCAGTTGTTAAGCGTGTTACTTCATTTGCTTGGTCTGTGCTTGATAATTTAACTGTTTTCATATGTTCGTTTAATTGGTCTACTGTTTCAACATCTTTAATCTTTAACTCTTTGATAACTTCTTGATGCGCTGTCTTTTTAGCTTCTACTACTAAATCTTCCATATTTGGTGTATTGGCTGTGACATATTTAGTTATGTCTGTGTTAAGCTCAACCTCAAACTTTCCTAATTCATCTTTCAATGCCTCATATTGCTCTGTTGGTATAAACTTCTTCAATACACTTAATACTTTAAAATCTTCCATTATTTCACTTCTCCTTTTTTTCTTGGGCGGTCACCCATCGTTTTTTGTGATAAACTTTCGGTCTATCTATATCTCGTTATATCTTTGTTGCTATTGTAATAATTACTAAACTCCATAATGCTATCCATATAAATAATCTTTTCTCTTTAATGAACTTAATCATATTAGTTCCACACTCCAACCATATATACTTTGTAAATTTCCTCTTGCTACTTTTCCAACTGTTCCTGAACTACAACCTATATAATCATTAGCAAGTCGCATACTATCAAATGTTTTAATAATACTCCCTTTTGATATTTTTACTTTTCTTCTTCTACTTAATATAGAATATTCTCTTGCTTTGTCAATGTGTGCTATTCTGCTTGTTGTTCTATATGAGTGTAATTGATTTTCACTATTATCGCACCATTCAAGATTTTCAACATTGTTATTTTGTTTATTACTATCTATATGATTGATTTGTGGCTTGTTTTTAAAATTAGATATAAATGCTATCCCTACTAATCTAGCCACTTTGATTGTTTCAATAATACCATCATTATTTCTTAAAGATAATATTTTATACCCATCTTTGTCATTTTGAAGTTTTCTTATCCTGCCTTTAATAAGTCTTGTAGCTCCATAAGAACTATTTACATACCTTTCTAAACTCCTAATCTTTCCTGTATTAGATATTTTATAATCTTTAAATCCTTTTATATCTTTCCAAACTTCCATTTGTACTCAACTCCTTTATTCATAAGTTAGGAAACACCTGCAACGAATCCTCTCGCTTGGTGGCAATCTAGTGTCGCCTGGTTGACTTGCAACCATTCCTGCTATTTTAAAATCCTTGTCTATTGATACCTTTTTACCTTTAACTTGTTCGTGAAACTTTGTATCTCTTACTCTTGAATCTAATTGAGTATTCCACACTTTCATTGTCATACCTAATGCCTTACTATGTTCTTTTCTTACATACTCACTTTGTGCGTGTAGCTCTGTGTCTAGTGTTCTTTCAACATTACTTAATGTGTTATATTTCTTGACTAGATTATTTTTAATATCTTTAATAGACATTTTCTCTTTAACCATTTCGTTCATATCTCTAACCATTCTCCGTGATGTTTTGCTTTTCAGTTGAGATAAGTCTAATTGCTTTCGTGCTATTTTCCTTGCATCTTTTAATACCTTTTCATTATCTATCTTGAATCCCTTGATAATTGCTCGTGCTTTCTTTTCGTTGTCATTTAAGCCTACGCCTTTGTTTATCTTAATTAACTTCGCTACGAAGCGCTCAGGGCGTTTTAATGAGTACATAGCTAATACTGCAACGATAGGTAATATTGATATATCCATTTTCTTGCGTGGTATCTTCTTACCCACTATTAACAAGATTGCATTTTGTATTATGAACAATAACGCTATATCATCTACATTGATTTTAGCACCTTTGATTATTGATTTAACTTTATCAGGTGTTAAGTTATCTACATTATCTATCATCTCTTTATTGATAGCCCTAATATATCTAGCATATTGTTTGCTATTCTCTTTTGTTAATACTTTGATAAACGCATCATTGATTTGGTCTACTTTACTTCTTGCCATTTCTTATCACACCTTTTTACATGCAATCGTTATACAATAACTATCTTCCTTGTATGTTTCACCATAAGTATTATTATATAAATCTACTATCTCTAATCCGTGTTCATTAAGTAATCCTGTTATCTCATCTACATTAAAGAACTTATCCCACAAATATACTTCCATTTTCTTATGGCTTCCTTTTGCTTTTGTATGAGTTAAGATTAAATGCAAATCTTCATACTTATGATTTACCATTCTTATTTTACATTTACCTTTCATATATAACCCATCTGTGTCTATATATTCTCTATCTATCTTTTCTACTTCTTCATAAAACTTATAACTCCATATATCAAACATAAATATTCCATCATCTGTTAGCATCTCATTTACATTGTCTAACATAATACCTCTACCATCATTTGATAATGCGCCGAAATCACAATATATCATTGTTACAAAATCAAACAGATTACTAGGTTTATATTCTAAATAATCAGCGACTATATACTCAACATACTTATTTTGTTCTTTTGCATATGCTATTGAATTAGCTGATATATCAACACCTGTTACATTCATTCCTTCTTGCTCAAACAAGTTAGTATAATGCCCTACGGCACAGCCTAAATCACATAGCGAGGTATCTCTATTTAACTTGTACTTATCAACTATGAACTTAACTGTTTTTTTAATAACTCCTATGTTTCGTGATGCTACATCGTTGTCTGTTTGTAAATGATACTCAACCATCTTTTTAGATATATAAGGATTAGCCCACACAGCGGTAACTGTATTCTTGCTATATGGCTTAATCAATGTCATCATCTTCCTCTTCATCATCGTTGTCTTCCACCGGTGGGGCTATAACACTTATTGGCTCAACTACGCCACCTTGATTTTCAGCTTCTTCTAACATTTTTAATGCTTCAGGCTTACTTACCTTATACGCTTCCATTAAATATACATACTCAGCTATATATCCATCTTGAACATCTAATCTTAATTGTGCTAATTTCGCTGTATCATCTGTGATTATATCATCATCAAACTTAACATCTATTTTAGTGCTATCATACTCTATATCTTTTAAGTACAATATAGCTTTAATCATACCTATTAACACTTGTTTTAAGCGATTGATATGTTTATTACGATTACGCCAAGTATCACTATTGCTTGATATTACATTCGCTTCATTGACATATACACTTCCATTATCAAATGAGAAGTAATCTGTCCCAAGCCCACATCTAAATCCTATAAACGCTAAGTCTAGCTTAATTGCTTCAATTCTCGGTGCGCTATCATAATTTGGATTACTTGTTACAACTGCTGTGTCTGTATCTACCATACCTTTAATTATTTGATAAACATCTTCTTCTTCATCAAAGTATTTTCTTGTCATTGGATTACCTGAAGCGTCCTTAACTTTACTCCATTCCATTACTCTATCATCTACGAATATACGAGTACGAGTTAAGCTATCTTCACGATCTAAATTAAATGACTTATTATCTATACCATCAAATGATGCTAATGCGTTAGCTGTTACCGTTATTCCCATTGGCGACTTAACATCATGGTTATTTACTAATGGTGGCTTATACACTTGGAAATGTGCATCTTCCGTTTCATACTGCATATAGTATTCATATCCTATAATCTCATTATCTTCATTATATATTGCGTGTTCCATTTCTGCTATTTCTTGTTCGCTAAACATAACATCTAATGAACATTCTTTTCCTAGTCCTTTATTAGTTGCTTTAGTTTCATACATTTCGTGTGTTATCCTATAAGCTCCATCATCTGTTTCATGATACATAATATGTGTGTAAGCCATAGTCTTTGAGCCTAAACTCTTTACAAACTCATCAATAACTGCAATAGCTGTGATAGTTGAATTGACATAATCTATTACCATTATCTTATCACCATATATGAAATTCAATCTAACCTCTTTATCTGCCACATATTCAAGGATAGCTCCTGTACCATATCCACCAACTATTAATTCTACGAACTGTGTCATCTCATCAACGAAGTGATTATCTAATAATACCTCATCTAACTCTTTTTGAGCCTCTACACTACCTGCTATCAACTGTACTTTTTCATTATAGATTAAGCTAGTCCATTCTTCAGCTACCTTTTTTGGCATCTGTAAACTAGGCTTATGCACATCTATTCTATGCCCTGACATTGTCTTTCGTGTAAAGTGATGAACATTATTAACTGAACCTCTAAAGTACGAGAGCCATTCAGCTTGTTTAGTATATGTTGAGCCTATTACTACATTATATCCTTTGCTTGTGAATAACTTTCCTAAATCTTTTATCTTCGTATTATTCATTTCATCACCTCAATATAGTTTCTCTCATAAAATTCATATCCATTAACCACGAGTACTCAAAGCTATCTAAACTATCTATATCACTTGTGCCATCATCTGCTCTATCGCCTTTTTTGTTATATTCAGCTTCATAGAACGCCTTGATTAGTTCTTCGCATGATTCATCAATCTTAACATAACTAGCGCCAAGCATTATCTCTGTAAAGTCTACTCGTTCTTGTACTGCATCTTTTGATTTCTTATTGCGTTTAGTTTTCTTTAATCTCTCAACCATTATATAAGCGTATTCATTACTCATTGATTTTTCTTCTATTAACTGCTTAAATGATAAGTTAGCAGGATCTATATATACGCTTAATGGTATCTCATATTTCATATATACTTCTTTTGCAAACATAAGGAAAGCATCTACATAATCATTGATACTCATTATATGTCTTGATTTACCGTTCTTATGATACCAAGTCATTGGTATTTCAATCCCTTTATATTTCTTTAATGTGCCTCGTGCTGTGAATACTGTTGCATCATTTGAACCAAAGTCGACACCGATTGACATATCTACATAATCGTATTGTAATCCACCTACTATCTTATCAGCATCAAATAGCTTATATACTGTCCCATCTAAATTAGCAGGGAAGCCTAAGTATATATTCTTATACTGCTCTGGATCAATCTCTTTTAAGTTATCTATTTGTTTAAGCATTATTTCGCCTAAGAAGTCTAATTGTTGTTGTAATGGTGTATCATTATAATTTACCTTTTGCACTATTGCATCAGGGTTTTTATCCATTAGCTTAACCCATGAGTAAGTCCAATGGCTAGGCTTTGGTGCATCATTCCATTCATATAGTACCCAAAACCAATCTCTAACACCACGAACGAATCCTGATATAGCATTTTCAATATGCCATGCTGATTTCATTTGTGTTATCTCATAGAACCATACTATGCGTATTGTGTTCTTTGGGTTACTTGCCCTTGTACCTTTTAGCTTGTCAACATCTTTCATATGCTTAAAGTGTATTCTAACGCCATTTGGTAATCTAATCCATAAGTCGTTACCCTCTGGATAGTGAATACCTTGTTTTAGCTTAACACCTAACATATCATAAGCCCATTTAAGGTCATTGAATGTAGTATCTTTATGGTCGCTATAATCTTGTCTTACTACTATAACTTCACAGTTAGGATCTTCTAATGTTCTTAACGCTATCTTTAATGCGTTTCTAGATGACTTGTACCCTGCTCTACCACCATGTAATGCTTGGTGTAGCTTATCACTGTTAAAGTGTTTAAGGTGTGGTCTAGCTATTATATTACTTAATCTAATCTCTTGCATAATCTTGCCTTGCTTCTTCTTCATATCTTAAAGCTATTTCATCAGTATCTTTTACTATAACAATATTGCTAAATGCCTCAGGGTTATCTATTCTAGCTTGTAACTCTTGTTCTTTTAGCTGTAATGTTCTTTCAGCTAGGTCTACTTTTCTTGTATCTAAATGTAATCTACTTAATGCTAGTGTCTTATCATAACTGTTACCCATTAAAGCTATGATGCTTCTTATACCTCTTGACTCTATCTCGTTTTGTAGATTTTCTTTTGTTAATAAACTTATAGCCGTTTTAGTTATATTAGCATACTGTTTACTTTCTAACATTTCTAATAATGTTTCATGTGACTTATCTTCTATGTCTTGCATCTTGTTTAGTAACTCGTTTACTTTTCCATTTGTTGTATATCTTTGGTCTCTAACAAATTTAGTTATAGTAGCTCTGTTTATACCCATATCACGAGAAATAGACAATATTGAATTGCCCTTTTTATGTAATCTTCTTGCTTCAGCTATAATTATTTTACTGTATGCCATATAACCACCACTAATCTATGTATAATCGTGTTTCTTTATTTTGCGAGTGTTTGTCTATCTACGCAATTATTATAACATAGAAGTCAAGTATGTAAACAATAATATCAAATTAAGCATATAATCAAACAAAAAGACACTCCATATATTGAATGCCTTAATGTTAAGAATCATAGCGCATAAATGTTCTCCTTAAAAGTTTATTTCACCCTTTTTTTTAGGTGAGCCACTTGTTAATATTGTGCGACCATTTAAATTGGCCTAAATTGTTTCTTGTTTTATTTCTTGATCCTTGACAACACTTTTTAATACTGTAAATACAATTTTCTGTTTGTTCACTTGCCTCTTTAACACTATCAAACCATATTAAAGGGTTATTATCTATTGTTAACATCAAAACTCTTTTTGCTCTCGTTTTCTGTAATCCATTTTTAAATGAATGTTGAATATTTTCTTTTTGTGTCATCCACTCTAAATTATCAATATTATTATTAAGTTTATTTCCGTCTTTATGATTTATTGTTTTTTTATTTTTTATATTTGGTATAAATGCTACTCCTACAAGTCTATGAACTCTCCAATTTGTTTTTGTTCCTTTCAAAGACAAATTAACTATTACATATCCTAATTTGTTAATATAGGTTTTTAATATAATTTCTCTCTCTCTTTTCAAACTCTTGACATTACCATAATTACTTATTTGATAATGTTCCTCATAATCTACAATATTTTTCCATACCTCAAACATAGTATCACCTCTCATACCCTATTATACCACAAATCATCTCATAAAGAAAACCCACGATCAATGTGGGCTTTCAAAAAGAAAAGAAGGGTACTGCTATGTAAGGGTATCTATATTATAT